CACTACACTCCTTTTACACAAATAAGTATAATTATATAAAAAAAATATATAATTATATATATATAATGGAAAGTGTAGTCAAAGAAGCGAGAAAAGTTCATATTAAGGAAGACACAGACAACCACAAACTTTTAAAGGTAGAATACGCAGATACAAAAGAAGAAGAATTTACTATTACCATAAATGTTAAGATAAATAAAAAAAATAATAATTCAAATAATTGGGAGAAACTTTTAGATGTAACCAAGCAAGTATTAGATGTAATGTAATCAAAGGGACAAATTTTTTATATTTCAAAAAAAATGGTTCATTACACTCAATTTATTTCATCATATTTATGGCTAAACGAATTTGTTTCTTTATCTTATCAGTCATCTTAATATTTCTACCTTCAAATTTAAATGTAGTTCCAACTTCTTTTTTAATTAATGGTGTTAATTTTGATTTTGTAAATTTATAATCTTTATCAACTTTGAGAGAAGTTCTCAATCCGCCTTCTTTTATCTTTAAATTATCATATAATTGTTCTTCATCTTTTTCTCCTTGTTTTGGTTTAACAGTAACTTTAGTTGCTTTTGGTTTTTTTTCAAAAACCTCCTTTTTCTTTTCAGTAGGTGCTTTAATCATTTTATAATAATATTAAAGATTAAATTTTTTTTTATAATTTTTTATATTTTCGTTGAGAGAAGTGCTGTCCCCCCACAGGAGAAAAAACGCAAGATGACCTGCTCTTGTTGGGTCATTAGTAGATAAATCTTTTTGATGGCGTTCTCTATATAATCTGCGTCTTTCTTTATCTTTCGTAATTGTGTAATCATCTGCTCCAGCCTGACCGAAGTATGTTTTTTTAGTCTTACCATTATCTTTTTCAAAAACCGCAACATATTTTTTTTCAGGTTTATCACTTTTTGAAATTTTTAATAATTTCATTTTTATAGTATAAATAAATATTTTAAAAAAATAAAATATTTAGATATAATAAAATGTTTCTTTGTGCTACATCTGCTCAAAAAGATAGTAATGAAGCCACAGACCTAACCGCTTCATTATTTCAAAATCAATTAGATGAACCAATTAAGGTAAAGAAATTTGAAATAGAATTAGTAAGTAGTGTAATTCGTAAAGATAATAAAATAACAATAACACAACCTGATAATCTTTTACTTTTTCGTTTAGGACCTATTGATGCTGGAGAAGCATACACAGCAGAAGTAGAACCAGGTGTTTATACTCTTACTGATTTAGCAATTGAAATTGCTCGTGCTTTAAATGATGCCACGCCTTGTAACGCTTGGCGCGGTTGGTCTTGTTCTGTAGATGGAACTAATAAATTCACTATTACTTTTACAACAGTAAGCACTCCCGCATTATCAACAATTGCTGAAATAACTGAAGCAAGATTAAATACACGAGGATTTGAAAACACATATACTTTTGATGCTGGAGCAAATACTGTTTCTTTAGAACCAGTATATATGAAAGGTGGTGATGGAAATGTAGGAATAGATGTTCGCGCTAATTCCACTACCTATTTAACAAAAGACTATGATGATGCTAATGCTGCTTCTTATAGAGCAGTTGATATTGGAAATCCTAACCCTGAAAATAAAACAACAACTATGGTAAGAGAAGTGGGTCTTTTTGAAGCAGGAGGACGAGTAGAATATATAATATCACCAGTCCCTGTTTTTCAAACAAGCACAAGATTTGCTCCACTTACTTCTGCTGATGATGTATATTTAACCTTAGAAGCCGATGTAGAAGGAACAGTTTATGACCCAACTATTTTTGAAGATAGTTTTATTGAAAATATGGATATGTATAAAGGTATAGATGAATTAGGAAATCTATCTAAACATAGTCAAAAGAATGGTATATTAATTACACCAGCAGGAAATGTAAATGCTAAAAAAGAAGGACCGCCATATACTCGTTCTAAATTTACTCTTAACTTTCCTCCTATGGGTATAGACCCAGCAGAAGATTTTAATGTAAGAAGACAAGAAAAATATTTTAATACTTTTGGAGGAAATATGATATTTGATGAAACGATAACTCAAAAATTTCCTAACAGAGGATTTCAAATTGCTATTGGTGAAAGTCCAACAGAAACAGCCCTTTCAACTTTAAATTTTTCAGGTTACGATAGAGAAAATCTTAAATTTAGATTAGCAACAAGACCATTAATTCTTGGCTTACAAGTTAAAGATACAGAAAAAATAACTGAAACGAATATTTTAGTAAAAGGAGCAACTCCAGCAGCAGGTGAAACTAAAATTGAATATAGAGTAGGTTCAATAGGAACTATGAATTTGAGAACTTTTGGTTTAGCAGCATTTTCTTCAAGCACTCAAGGAAAACTTGTTAAATTATTAGAGCCTGATGTTTTTAAAACTCCAAGATACAGAATAGATGCTGTTGATGCTGATGGACAGCCTGAGGAAGTTACTTTAATGGACGGCGGAGAACATATGGGAGAACAAAAAGCGTTAGGTGATTTGTTTTTAAATGACCCAAATACATTTACTATAACAGTAATAGGAACAGATAGTGATGAAGATATTGTAACTAATAAATGTGCTAAAGTTGATATTGCAGATGAAGTAACGCAAATTGGTAATTTAGGTATATTTGAAGATGTCCAAACAGCATTCCAATATCTACCCACGGAGGTTGGTATTGTTAATGACCAAATTTTTCAAGCGGTAGAAGAAGGATTTAATGATAATATCGGTATAAACCCTTCATTTCCAGTTAAATATTCAAAAGATGTTTCAGTAAAAATAACACCATTATCAAGAACAAATACAGCAGAAAAATTTGTAGAATTTCAAGTTCATCAATTTCAACCAACAACTGATGTTTTTGTTGAGGAAGCAGATATAGGTGCTAATCAAAGAAATAGTGGAGGACAAATAGAAGTTAAAACTTTAGTTTTTCAAGCAAGACCAGGAAATTGGAATAGTTTAACCTATTCTGCTGGTTCAGCCCCAGCCAATTGGACTGCTGCTTTTGCGGCTCCTGATGCAGACCAAAGAATTAAAATTACAATAGAACAATCACAAATATATAAACAAATAATTAAATGTTCTTTTTCAACAGATGCAGGTGTTTCTTTCCAAGAAGAAATAACATTATTGGAAAGTGGTAATAAAGTAACTGGACAAGTTCCAAGCGGACCAGCCTTTAAGAAATTTGAATTTACAACCAAACCAAGACATTTTCCACTCCACCCTTGTATTAGTCAATATCCTTCGGTATTAAGGGACCAAATATCAACAAATCCTGATACAATTATTAAAGGTATATTTACACCATATCCTCGTGGAGCAAGTTATAGACAAGGTTTTAATATAGTAAGAGGATTTAACGGTAATTATGAAAAAAATCTTATTTTCCAAACAGAAGGAGCAACACAACCAAGTGTTTTTGCTCCATTTCCTACAACTTTAGGAAATAACCACAGACCACAAATTGTATTAAAAACAAAACAAACAGGTTTTACAGAAGTAGCAAATGCTTCTGCTTATCCACTTGCTGATGGAGAAATAAGAATACAAGAAGTTCCGCCAATACGAGCAACTTTAGGAGGAATATTAGCATTACATTCTGCTTATAGTGCCGAAGAAGAATTTACTTCACCAAAGAATTTTGTAGGAGCAGCAGCAACTGAAGTTATAGCAGATATTCCAACTGTTGCTGTAGAAATAAATAATATTCCAATTGATGGTTATATATCAAAAGATTATGATGTTCGTGATGCTCAAGTTGGCGTTGGTTCAAGATTACCCATAGTTGGAGTAATTCCAAGTTTAGAAGAAACAACAGCATCAACAAAACCACAAATAGATTTTAGATATAATGCTCCATACAGCCAACCAGTAGTATGTGATTTACCAACAGAACAATTTTTATATAATTTATCATTCCGTCTTCGTGAAGTATCAACTGGTAGAATATTAGAAGGATTAAGGCACCCAACTGAATTAATATTTAGATTAAGAAATTTAGATGAAAAATTAGAATAAGAAAAATGTAATTATTATTATATGACTACTTCTTCAACTAACCCTGAATTAATATTATGTCCGTTAGAATGTTTAGACCCAACACTAACTTGCGGACCACAGGCAGATTTTTTGGAAAAACATTCTGCTTTTATAATCACATTAATTGGAGCCGTTTCAACCTGTAGTGGATTGGTCCTTACATATTTTTTAAAAAGTAGATGTAATAAAATTAGGTTAGGTTGTATTGAGTGTGAGAGAAAAGTAGTAGAATTAGAACCATCACAAATTCAAATCCAAAATCAAAATTAATTAATTAAAAAAATATATTAATAAAAAAATATTTTATTATTAATATATAAAAATGGACCTTACTGATATTCCTACCCAAGCCCCCATAATTAGTGAAACTATTGTTGTTAAACCTGAAAATCAAAAAGATATTACCCGTGAAAACCAAAATAGAAATGTTAGATTTTTAATACCAAATTATGTTGGATATTTTCTACCCAGCCAGTCTAACTTTTCTTTTTCCATAACTATGAGCGGTCGTGGTAATCCCATTCCTTCTCGTGATTGTGGATTACATTCTCTCTTTAATGTTGTGAGAACTTATGATGTTACTAATTCACATCTTTTAGAAGAAGTTATCCAATACAATACTTTAGTGGCTCAAAAATATCAATACACCAAAACAACATCAGTTGATAATTACAGAATGGAATTTGAAGGTGTCCAGCCTAATAAATCTATAGACCAAAATTTATATTGGAAACCAAATTCTGTAACATACGCAGGAGGAACTGTAGTAGCCCCTGATGTCGCAAAATCCGTTCAATTTAGCGGAACTTTAAAAACTGATTTTTATGATAGTGATAAATTTATTCCTTGTGCTGTCTTTAATGGACTTCGCACAGAAATACAAATGGAAGATTATCGTCGTGCTTTAGAATTTACTACTGGTTCTATGGGTATTGGTTCCCGTAATGGTATGCTACCTAAAAAAATGAATGTTATGGTTGGTGCTACTCAAGCGGCTGCTGGTGGTGATGTAGAAGTTAATCCATTTACAATTACTACAGCAGGAAGTGGATATGCTGCTGATACAATTTATACAGCATCTGTAGGCGGAACACAACTTGGTTTTATAGAAGTAAAAACTATTGATGGTGCAACAGGTATTGCTACAGCCCTTTGGTATGCTACATCAGGCGGTCATTCACCACCTGAAGAAGGTGCTATTATTGTTATAGGCACCCCCACAGCAGGTGGAGCACCAGCGGCGGCAACATTAACAGTAAAAGCAGGTCATCAATTAATGGGCGGTCTTTTGATTACAACTAATAATGATGAATATTATATTGATTTAGGCTCAACTAATGTAGTTGAAACTTTAGTAAATGCTACCAGCCCTGCTACACCAGCAAATATAACATATTTTGGTGATGGTTCTGTTCGCAATCCATTTAATACTTTAAATCAAGTAGGTAGTGATAATACAGGTTTTGGAATAACAACTTGCTTTCCAAATGTAATGATGCCTTTTTCTGTTGGTGACAGACTTTTTATTACAGATTTACGCCAAGATGCTGCTTCCAAAAAAGCATTAGGTGTTATTACAAGAATAGAAAAACCACCACCAGGAACCAAATTAGATAGAGGAGCAAGAATATATTTTCTTCCACTTCAAACAGTAGTAACTGGTGCTGCTAATGAAACTTTAGTAACTGCTCTTGGCGGTGGAACCACCCCAATTCTTACACAAAATTATATGTTTAATAATAATTTACACGGTTATGCTCTATATGTTGAAGAAGCCGACCGCTTAAATTCATACACACGAACAATTCCCAATAGAACTGTTGCTCCAACAAAAGACACATTAGATAAAGCGGCTGACAGCAAAGTAGATTTTACTATTCATAATTTACAATATAATATTAAACGAGTAGATATGGACGAAAATGTTGTGGCTGCTGACCTTCGTGCTGCTAATTCTTCAAGTGGTTATCGTTTAGATTTAGCAACAACCCAAACAAGATTAATTAATTTACAAGCATTACAAGGCCCGACTTCTCAATTAATATCTATACCAAATATCACAAAGGCATTAGCAGTCTTAAGTGTTCCTCTTAACCAAAATGAGCAGTTATCTGTTGCTTTCCAATCATTAAGAGGAAGACCTGATAATATGAGTAATTATCAGTATGATATTGGTCGTGATGGATTACAGCCACAGCGTAAAGTTGTAGTAGAAAAAGCATCACTTAATAATCCACTAATTCAAACACAGCATATTAATGAATTAATTAAATCTGTAGAAGGTTTTGATATGGAATTGACATCACTAAATAATGTATTAGCAAATTTTGCGGTAGGTCGCCAGTTCAGCAGAAACGATATGTTTTATAATCTTATGGAGGCTGGTGATTTAACACTTAAGGCGGAATATGATACACAACAAACATTTCCAAAACTGGTAGTTCATTTTATTCACCATATTCGCTCTATTTTAGTGACATCAAATGGAATTCAAATAGCCAATTAAATAATTAAAAAAAATATATTATTAAAAAAATATTTTATAATAATATATAAAAAGATGAGTGTTCCCTTAAATGCCCAACGCCGAAGAGTATCAATTCACCCAAATAATCAGCCATCAGGCAATACTTTCTCCGCTACTAATTTTCCTCAAATCAATTTTGTTATAGCAAGACAAGATGTATTCCTTTTACCACAAAGTTTAAAATTAAATGGAACTTTTGTTCTTAAAGATGATACTGGAGCAAAACCAGCAAATGCTCCCAATCTTGCTGCTGCGGCATTAAATGGTTCAACACTTAATAATAGAATTGGTTTAGCCAGTTGTATTGACGAAGTAACTATACAAACTTTAAATGGTCGTAATTTAGAAACTGTAAGAAACTATAATAGATATTTAGCAAGTTCCAAACCATTTATGAATAATTCTTTTGATTATAATAATGGATTAAATTTAAATGACAGTCTTTTAGGTTCTAAATCTATTACTACTTGCCGTGCCGCTAATGTAGAAACTAATTTCTCCATACCAATTGAAGTTGGTATGCTTGGTGATATGCCTATCAATCTATCTGCGAAAGGTTTCCAGGGGCTCCAATTGAATTTGCTTTTAGCACAAAA